CCGCCCACAGTTTTGATCCAGCCACTCCACACACGCCTCCAGCTCCATATCGGCACCCCATTGGGCGGCTTGGGTGGCGATCTTTACCCAGTTCTGGACAACTGCATCCCCCATTGGCTTGATGTCGCTCCACTGCTGCACCAGCTCTGGCGGTGGGGTGATTGGGTTAGTCATTGGACTGGCCCTCCAGCTTGCTTAGGCGATCTTCCAGGTCGCCTAGATAATTAAACAGTCTTTCGAGAACCAAGCCCTCGGGCTTCATCAGTCGCTCGGCTGCGCGTCTGCCTTTATCGTCCAAATTTGACGAGCTAAGCACACGCTCTTTGGCTGACTTAAATAGTTCCATGGTTAACAAATAGAGAAAGGATTAGGCTAGGTCGTTCAAGTAAGGCTCCTTATAGTTCGGTCCCTTCATGACCTTGCCAAAGGCGTTGAAAATAGGATTTCCATCATCACCCAGCTTGCTCATGTTGGATTCATGAACCCTGTCCAGAGCGCTATCAAGATCGACACTCAGGAAAGCTGCCATCTGGTAACAGACATAAACCAAATCCGCAAGTTCTTTAAGAGCATGAGCTTTTGCTTCCTTGCTGGGCGCCTCGATCCAGGTAAGAATCGCCTCTTTGAACTCGTTGCCCTCCTCTTCAATTAAGCCAAGCTGCATACTAAGCCTGGAGATGTCTTGAACTGTTAGCGAGGCTTCTGGAACAAGGCTGGGCTGCTTAAATTTACAGCGAAACTCTAATGCTTGAGAAAGATGTGTCATAGCTAAAGAAAAAAGAAGCCCCGGTTAAATGCGGGGCTGTTGAATTAACGCCAGCGGAACGCCGTAGGCACGCAGGGATCAGAGATCCAGTTCGCTATCCTCTTCGCCGACGCCATCAGCATCGGCCAGGTCTTCAGAAGCGTATTCGCCTGGGTCAGCAGCAAAGATGGTGATCTTGCCTTTCTCGGCTTCGACCCGAACGCGAGAGTCAAGCTCCTCACCAAACGGGAAGCCGGCGATGGTGGTATAACGACCGCCAACAACAATGTTCCCGTTCTTGCCAATCTTAATGATTGGCTGACGGTTGCTGCGACGGTTGCTGCGAACCGGGGGAGCAAGATTAGTGCCCTGAGCGGCCAGCAAGGCCTGCATGAAAGCAAAGGTATCCGCGCTAGTTACGCGAACATCGACTTCGCCGGTTGCAGTCGTGGTGACTTCGGTGTAGTAGCCACAAGCATGGGCGACTTGATCCGAAGGAGCCCCCTCCATTTGAGAAGTAATCTTCAGCAATTGGTTAGGGGCCACAGGGGCGCCTTTCTTGCTGCTAGTAGCAGGCACTTTCTTTTCGGTGGCTTCGGTCATTTGATCGGTGGTGACAGTAGGTTTAACCGCTTCAGCGGTGTTCTTCCGGCGGGGCAACGTGAAAACTCGTTGACGACCAAGGAATCATACCTTAAAGACGGCGAACACGCAAGCACCCAAAAAAACAGCCAAAGCGACCCTGGCCACCTATCAGCCAGCAGGATTGTGCATTTGCCCGTAATGAGCTAGAAGAGCCGCCTCGGCCCGTCCGTCGTCACGCTGGCGCTTGAAGAGGCCCGCCTTCTCAGGCCACATCCTGGCCGCCATAGCCCTTGAGGCGTCCTTGCCGGCGCCCTGAAGCTTCATGCCACGCTTCCAGGTAATCGGGGAAACCAGGCACACTGGCACCTTGAGACCAGCACAGACACCGCGTATCAAGCCAGCGGCCTCCCCAAAAGCGAACATGCTCGTAACGCCTTGGCCTGGCATTGCATGAACGTCTTCAATGTAAACTCTGGCAAGAAAGCCAATATGCTCCTCAATCTCTGCAACCAGTATTTCAGGTGAAATACGACGCTTCTTCCTTTTGCCGGACAAGGTTTCAATCACTGGCACGTCAAAGGCGTCCAGTAAATCTGTGCCTTCAAAAATTGCAATTGCCCCGGAAATGCCAGGATCAATACCCATCGTCCTCGTCTTCATCTAAGCCAGCGCGACAGGTCAGCTCTGATGCTAGCCTACGAGACTTTCCTTTGCCAAGTCTTTGAAAAAGACTATCGGCAAGTTCAGAGATCTGAAAATCAGTTGGGTTTTGATAAGTCTTGATTGGTTTGAGGATTTGCTGCTTTTCCTCAAACTTTTCGCCATAATAACAAGCCTGGACTGTCTTGTATTTTCTATCCCAGCCTATCTCCTTTAATAAAGCAGGGTCCGTATTGTAAATAAACCTTGCCCACTTATAAGATAAAGATCTTATTTTTTTAGGCATTCTTTTATTATAGTAAAGCGTCCTTGTTATGCGACGGTATTCAAAATACTCTTGCGGAAACTGAAATTCAGCGTCCTGTGTCTTCAGCCATTCAATAAATTGGTGGGCGTATTTATTTTTTGATCTTTCCTTGAGAGAAGACTTTATGATATTTGCGGTAAGGATTTCTATGTCTTTAATTCCGAGACCATAGTAAACACTTTGAAGGAAGTCTTTGATGCCCTTCAGCTTTACTTCTTTGTTTTTTAAACTTAAGTATTGAAGGTGGACTCCAGCTTCTGCAATCTGCAGCATTGCCATGAAAAAAGGCTCCGAATCCTGGCCAGCCATAACGGTGCCAAGGTGGAGCCTTGCTTGTTCGATCAATAGCGCCCCGTAGTGGGGATCGTTCCTATCCAGCATTGCTAGGGGTCTTACAGACAGTCACCTTTGATGATGCCACAGCGGGCATGGAAGCCCAGGAACCACATCACCTCAATCAAGACTCCATCTTCTTAGCGCATCTGGCCAATTTGCCCCAGAGCAAATCGGAAATTACCGCACGGCCCGAGCAGTAATCCTGTCAGCACTTGGGAGAAGGCGACATCGGCTGCTATGTATGCCTATGTCATGCCCCTATCTATCAAAAAGGAATATCCTCCTCTTCTACTGGAGCGGCAGGCTTAGACCTGGCTGCTGGCCTGCTAGTTCCGCCACCAGATCCACCGCTACTAGGGGCGCCACCGCCCTCTTTCCTGGAATCAAGAAGCGTAAAGTTCTGGCAGTTGAGAGCCATTCGGCTTTTTCCTACACCATCCTTCGTCCAGGTTTCTTGCTGAAGCTCACCGCTAACGATGATTTTCGAGCCTTTCTTAACATAGTCAAGAATGACTTGAGCTGGCTTGTTCCAGACCTTGACCGCAAGCCAAAGCGTATCGCCTTCTTTGCGGCCTTCAACAGCAATACTGAAATTGACGACCAGTTGGCCGTCTTCAAAATGGCGGGCCTCGGGATCTCTCCCGACGTTCCCACTAAAAGTACAATTGTTAAAAGATGCCATTGATTTTGGCGGCTAGAAAGAAAAGCTTCTGAATGGTAGATCAGAAGATGTCTCCATTATCGTCCCCAAAGTCAGGAATGTCAAGTCTTTCTTCCAAAACAGTAGATGGAAGACTTGGGCGAAAGCGGGCTTCTCCGGCCATCTTAGGTGGCAACGAGTAACAAGCGTCCTTGAGGTAGATCTGACAGTATTTCCCCCCGCCATCTGACTTTATCTTTTCTTTAATAGAAGTGACGCAGCCTGACATCGTAATGTAGTCTCCATTGTTAATGTATTCTTCAATTGGTCCGATCTTTCTACCATAAAACCTTGAGGTAGCATAGTGAACTTCTTTGCCAGCAGTGGCGACCCTTAGGGTGATCTCCGTGTACCTACCATACTTGCCATCTTTAACGACCGGCTGGTCCGTAACGTAACCATCAACACTTGCTGACATCATCAGGCTGCTCGCTGTTCTCCCGATTGTACCATTGGCCTGGGGAAAACTGAGTTTTCAAGCTCTTTGTAGACACCGAACCTTTCGATGAACTCATCAGCCGCCTCCCTAATATCTTCAATTGACATTAAGTGCAGGAATGGCTCGCACCAGTCGTAGCAAATGCAGATTGCAGCCTGCTCGATGGGAGGGAAGTCGCCACCAGGGGCAAGCTCAATGTTGTGGCCCAACGCATAAGAAGAAAGCTGCACCTTCGCTTCTGAATAGCGACTAATTGGACGAGGCTTCTTCTGAACACCTTTCTCAAGGTGAGATCTTGCGCTTTTCCAGTCAAAGATCGTGTACTTCCCCTCAAACCAGCACCGATTATCTGGAGTACCAGCAAATCCATGACGGCAGTAAATAGGCTGCTCAATCATTAGACTGCTTTGCTCAAGGCCAGGCCATAAAGAATCTGGCCCATTCTGTGCCTTCACCTCCTCAAGCAGTGGTATCAAATAATTAACATATCCAGGTATGTTGTAAGACATCAGCTCCTCTACTGAAGGGGCTTCATCAGAGTGAACATATTGATCGCCAAGTAAAAACATTTCCACTTCAGCATGAACAAGCGTTCCGCGCCTTTGCCCCCTCGAAAGAATCTCTTGAGCATCTGGCTCATTGTTCTGCCACCAAGTCAAACCTTTGTGCTTATCTGGATGAAAAAGTGGCATCGTCTCGCCAAGGATTGTCGAAATCCTGGCATACTCAAGGCCATCTTTTTCGTAGAAACGGTGTTCGCCTGGCATTAGGTTAATTCAGAAAGAAAATTCTTCAACTTCAACCTTTGACCAGTCAACGCTAATCGCTTCGTGGAGGTTGTCGTTAACAATTAAAGCAACGATTCCGCGCAAATTCATGCCTAGCAGCGAAGAAAGCAGCTCCTGGGTCAGCCTTTCGGCTTGGGCTTCGCGATCATCACACGACTCCGGCACACTGCTGGCTACCGCCTCGATCCTGGGCGCTGGCGCAGGGGGCTGGACCGTTTCGCTTGGGATGGCCTGCTGGATCTCCGCTAGCTGCCGCTTCAGTTCCAGGGCCTCAGCAGCCTCTCGGCTGGCCTTCTCAGCCCTGAGGATCTCTAGCTCGGCTCGCTCGGCCTCTTGGATCAGCAGGGAGTCCCACAGCTCTTTAAGGCGTGCTCCAGCTTCCGCCTGACGGTTCAAGCCAGCAGATTGGAACTCCTCCAGCAGGGTCACGTCAATTGCGGTCAGCTCAGCCAATCGAGCGTGTGCCTCGGCTGAAGTGGCGACGCCTTCGGCAAGCCTAGAGATGCGATCCAGTGTGGCCCGGTGAACTTCGATCCTGGCACGCTCTTCGGCTTCAATCGCCTCGATTGCTTTTTCATGGGGCTCGATAAGCCCTAAGACAGCACCCTCCAAGGCGCGAGCCGTTTCATCTACAGCCTTGCCGCGCTGAAGGTGGATAGCCTTGGCGTCTTTGCGAGCGCGTTCAATCCGCCCTTTCAGTTTGCGTAAGTGCGCCATCCAGGAGCGGGCCAGCTTATTGCCGACCGCATCGCGATAGTCGAACTCCTGGAGGCCGGAGTCTTCCGTAGCGATAGCAATGTCAGAGGCCAAGGCTTCCCAGCGGGAAAGCACTGAAGTTTCAGTGTCAGCAGTGGTAATAGCTGATTGACTCTTAGTAGTAGTAGAGGCTGTCATAGCAGGTTTGATAAAAAGTAACTTTTAGTGGAAGGGATTAAGCGAGTGCCTCGGTTGCTGCTTTTTGCAGGTCTGCGGTTGACTGAGCTATCTCTTTGGCAACAATTTGAATAACTTGGTCGCCTTTAGCGTTTTGACCGATATTCAATTTTGCAGCATATTCAGGTGTCAGCTTTTCAAGAAGCTTTGGCCGCAGAGATTCCTTGACATCTTCAAATTCGGTAAGTTGAAGAATTGCCTTGAGCGTCTTAATGCCGTCAGAATTGATGCCGGCCTGTTCCATCTTGGCTAGCAAAACATCAACAAACTTTTTGGCTGTTTTGTCGGACTCAGAGACTTGCTCAAGATTAAGAGGCTTGTCTTCCACATTGCGCTGCTCTTTGTCATACAAAGCAAGGCCAAACTGGTTGCCAAAGGTCATCAGAGCCCGCTTCATCGCATCAGTCGCAGCCTCTTTAATTGCAGATTCATGCGCCTGACCAGGGTCAACATCAATGCCGTGACCAGCACCAACGCCCTCCCTCTTGATTCCGTTTACAGTTATGCGTATGCTGGCGACATAAGATATGCCCCAGCCAGGCTTTTGGTCTCGTCCAATCTTGCGCTCACGCTCAGAGACGCATTTTAATTCAACAATTTCCTGATCCCAGGAATCAAAGCCAAAGATACGGTTGGCTTCGCTGATTGCATACCAGCCTTCAATGTAGGAAAGGTTTCTGCCGCTTTGGTTTCTTGTTCTTACAGCTTGGCTAGAGAGGGGCTCTTGCAGTTCTTGGAGCTGCTTGGGGTTGAAAGCTGACGGGTTCATAGCGACGGAGCACGGCTCCGAGTTGGTTTACGGCTGTCAGTCTATCATGTTAGCTGCCTTGCAGCAACCCCATGAGCACAAAAGGAGCCACCAACTTGAACAGGATTTTGCGGATCACCGCAAAGCTTTTGTTTGAGAAAGGCGAAGACGTACCAGCAGTGGCGAATCTGCTGCAAGGCTTCGTAAACCCTGGGATGGTGCGCGACTGGTACGAGCGGTATTGCGAAGTCAACGGCCTGCCAGGGTCCGTAAATAGTAAGAAAACGTATCGCCGGATGCCAATGCCCCCAATTGACTTCCAGGCCATTGAGATAAAAAAACTAGAAGACATGCTTGAGCTGCCGCCAGGGGACGACTTTGTTGAAAACCTTGAGCCAGAGTGGTAGGCGGCGCTAGGCTTTCAAAGCCGGACAAAGGGCCAGGCCCCAGGTCCAGCAACAAAACCCATAGAGGCCCAGATCATGAATGGCGTGTCAAAAATGCCGACAGATGTTAATGAACTTTTGAAGGATATGGCAAAGATTCGTCATACAATTCTTGAAAATGCGCCGCAATGCTTACCGCTTCTTGCCCCGGCCTTTGTTGACGCCGAACAGCGGATTCACGCTATCTGGAGCCACTAACTGCTTAGCGGCTGCTTTGTTTCGATTCTTAGCTTTAGTGCCTTGCTTTTCTTTGTTGATTAGCTGCATCTTGGCTCCTAAGCGCTCCGCGTCGTAGTCGGGCTGCCGCTGCCTCATCCTCTGCAAGGCCTCCTGATAGCCAGGAGCCTCAAGCTCAGGCAATCGTTTGAAAATACTATTCCAGTCAGGTTGTGGCATCAGAAAGATTGCCTTTCAAAAATAACAGAACTCTGAAGATCTATGCAGCACTGGAGTGTACCACACATTCCATGCCTGTTTTTAGCAACAGACAGTGCTAGCTCATACTCATCTTTTTCCTTGTCATAGTAGTTTGGCCTGAGAAGAAACATTACAATATCGGCGTCCTCTTCTATCCTGCCAGAAGCGCGAAGATCTGACATATTCGGCATTTTATCACTTCTGTTCTCCACGCCCCTATTGACCTGACTTAACAAGAAAATATCTATGCCAATGCTTGTGGCAAGCTTCTTCAGGGCTCTTGTAACATTGCCGATATTAGACGCCTCTGTATTTTGGGCATCCCCAGAGCAGCCTTCTATAAGTTGCAAGTAATCAATAAAGACAGTCGAAAGATTTTTCCTGGTCTTTGCAAGAAGTTTAATCTTAGCAGAGATAGTGCTAATCGCTTCAGACGTATCAAAAATATGCAACCTTTTGACCATCTGAGAATCGGAATAACTTTCAAGTCTTGCCCTCTGGGCGGACGTGTAACTTCTTAGCCTCAGGTTATGAGAGCGAATCGGATCAACAAGTTCCTTCTGATAGCTAAGATTCATGTAGTCGAAACAGGAAATGGATTTGTACTGAACTTGTTTCTTCGACATTTCCAGGCTAAAGAAGGCAACGTCGCAATATGTATCAGCCAGCACGGTTGCAAGGTGAATTGCGAACGTGCTCTTACCCATGCCTGGCCTAGCAGCTACTACCAGCAGGCGACCTGAATACGGCGAATTCCTTTTTGCAATTCCACCTTGTATTGCTTCATCAAGTACAGCGAGACCGGTTGGAATTGTAATATCCTTTGGCAAAGAAGAAAGGGCCTCTTCAATGGAAGAGTTCCAGTCGTCATCTTTTTTATCAATAGCGGAAGCGTTATACCATATCTCCTGCTGGTTCTCTATCAGGAAAGGAATGTCTTCTTCAAATACCTTTTGATCAGGAGTCCCAGCAAGGATTGAAATAATCTTTTCTGCATTAGCTTTAAGATTCGCTCTTGCAAGCTTTACTCTCCAAAGAGGAATAACAGAGTACAAGGACTCAATGCTAAAGAACATTGATGGTGACTTTGCAACTCCTTCGACATATTGAGATTCATCTTCATACCCCATCGACACGAGTAACTTTTCCGCCATCACAGCAATGCTTCCAGGCACTACCATAGAAGACTTAACTGAATCCAGCGCAATTTTCTTTATTATGTGAAATAAAGCTTTCTTGTGAGTTTCAGCAAGCCACTCTTGATCGATCTGAGTTACAAGCTCGCAAAGTTCAGCCGGGGAGCCTTGCTCACTTTCAAGATAAAAAATACAAGAAGAAAGAAAGGAATCTTCTATCTCGCCTGTATCCCAGGTATCCATCTGAGATACGATTGCTGAAATCTTTTCGCTCATTTAATTTAAGGTGTAAACGATTGGTGACATTGCTGGTTTCCCTTGGCCTGATGTCTTAGTTGCTATGCCATTTTCTTTTGCAAGTTTTTCAATAGTATCTCTGTGACCAGCAAAACCAAGTGATTGCCAATTTCTTTCAGAGATGTACTCACAGTAAACTTCAAGAACTCCAGCATCCCTTGCATATTCTAGAGCACGCATGGTTGAACTTGTAAGCTCTGGCTTGAGCTTGTATCTCTTTTGTCTGCTGCAAAGCCATTGCATCAAGTGTTTGCGACAAGGCTCCAGCCAGTCGGGTAGGTCCATCCTTGCTGGAGGCTGCTTTGGCTGCTGGGGGGATAGAGGGGGGTTCTTATTGTTAGATGGTTCTTGTTCAATGGTTCTTGTTCGTGTCCATTTGGCGCACTGGGGTGGTGCATCTGCTGGACTACCCCTGGTCTCTGAGGTGGACTGGGTGGTATCTGAGGCGGACTGGGTAGGGCACACGGTGGACTGGGTTTGATCCACGCTCCAAAAGACCAAATGATAAACATTCGTCTTTTGTTCGTTCTCGCCGTATCTCGCTTCTTTTCTAATAAGACCTTTTTCCTGCAAAAGAACAATAGACTTGATTGCAGAGTTTCTGCTTATCCCTGCATAAACGCAAAGAGTGTTGTAGCTAGGAAACACGCAATTTCCTGAGCCAGCTCCATTTGCAAAATGCTGGAGGGCTAGCAAAATTGCAAGTTCATAAGCAGAAAGCCAACCAGGCTCAGCCTTTTGTCTGTAAAAGATCCAGTTGGGAAGCGCTGTGAAAGGTTGCTGACCTGCAATTCGATTCATTTGCTTTCCTGCTGGTAGCTCAACTGTCTTCCTTGCTGGAAATGCTATCCGCGTGCATTGCAATCCAAGACTCCAGAGCAGTTGTTACTTCGCCAGAAATAGTTCTGCGATGAGCAGCGGCTAGCCAACGCAGCTTCTGCCGCGTACCTTCTTCAATTCCAACAACAAGGCGGGGCAGTGGGGTTGGCATGAGGCCATCTGTGGTGAACGCATCAACAGTAGCACGCGGGGGCCAGCCAGGCAGCACTTGGGCTCAAGCCGGGGTAAAGCGCTGGAACTCCTTCGTCAAGCCCGCTGCCAGCTCTTCGGCCTTCCTGGTCGGGGAATGGGGCTGACTCAATCCCCAGGCCGCCTTCCTCGCCCTGCTGGAGGGCTCTGATGAAGCGCCAGCAGGAGGAGTGGTTCGATCTGCGGCGGAACCGGAGCGGAGCGCCCCTTGCAGTTTCTTGACGCGTAAGCTTGCAAGGCCTACAATCTTAAAGTTCTGCCACTCGCTAGGCATGATTCGAGCCACCAGCAAACTTGAGCAGTTCAGCTCCGGCGAGACTGTTTATGCCAGATTCCTTGGTAGCGAAACTTTTGTAGTAAAAGAAATCGCTAAAACCGACTCGTCATTTCCGCATTATTTATGCCAGTCCAAGGAAGGCATCTACTTAATTCCGATGATTCACCTGTCTAGAAGGGACTTGCTGCCTCTGGTGGGGGATGGGAACCGCCAGCAGCTCGAATTGCCCTTGGCTCTGCGAGAAACTGAGGGCCTGTCTTAGCCGCTTGCAGCTTGACCAGGGCTTGGCCGACCTGTACTGTTTTAAGTGGCTAGCGCAAGTCCGCTCGCCTTTAGCCAGCAGCTTAAAGTGAGATGATTTTCAAAATTAACTCGTTTCAAAGCCGCTATAAACAGTGCAACATTGATGAGCCTCGATGATCACTTAAGAGACATTGCTCGCGCTCCAATGCTGACGTGCGATGAAGAGATAATGCTTGGCAATAGCGTGCAAGAAATGATAAAAACCTTAGAAGAGAATGGACTTGACGGACAGATTTCGCAAAGTAATATCGCTACTTTTGCAAAAGAGCTAGAGCCAGAGGCAAGGCGAATTATACGAAGGGGGCTAAAAGCAAGAAGTCGTATGATTTCAGCAAACATGAAGCTTGTTGTTGCAGTTGTTGGGAGAGTAAAAACAACGCAAGTTCACATGTCTACTCAAGACTTGATACAGGAAGGAGCTATAGGCCTTGCTAGAGCAGTTGAAAAGTTTGAACCAGCAAGGGGCTATAAATTCAGTACATACGCTTACTGGTGGATAAGGCAAGGAATTGCAAGAGCAAGCGAACACCAGGAAAAAGCCATAAGGATTCCGGCTAATGTCCAGAAGACAGCCAAGCAAATTGCAGAAATCAAGACAAAGCTATCAACAAGACTGGGTAAAGAACCAACCATCTTGGAAATTGCTAGCGAGATGGAAGAGAAGCCAGAGCGAATTAAAAGAATTCTGCTGCTAGATGTAGCAACAGTTTCCTTTGACTGCGGCTTTGAATCAGGAAGCGACCAGGCTTCCCTGCTGGACTTGATCCCAGCCGATCAAGAAGAAGAGGTCAAGGAACGAGAGAATTTAACGGTCAGAGCGGAATTTGCAGCAATGCTGGTAAATGCACTTCCAGAAGAAGAGCAAGAGTTAATTAAACAAAAATACGGGATAGGAACCAGCCCAATGACAATCAAGGAAATAGCAGCGGCGAATAATGTAAGTCAACAGTCTATTAAGCAGAAGCACGAAAAAATTGTGAATAGAATTAAGCCTGTTGCAAGAATGTTTGCGCCTAACGGCCTTCGCTAAAGTTACGCCCTGCTTCAGTCTCGCTGTTGCCAGTCATCGCGTTTCTCGCGCTTGAACCAATTGGCGATCTCATCGGGGCTGTTGAACCGTCTTACGCCCTGGGCGTCCTCTCCGACCCCTCCGATGTCCAAGCGGTTGAGGAAGTCATCAAGGCCTCCTTCGGACATCCCTGGGGCTTGAGCACGGCGCTGAGCCTGCCTGAGCATCGTCGCGGCGCTGCGATTGGCATCGGCCAACTTCTGTGCCCAGATGCGATCAGCTAATTCAACCGGCTGCTGGCTGGCGATACGCTTGCAGACTTCCTGAAGCTTTAGGCGATAAGTTGTGGAAAGCATTAGCGCACCGCAAGCGGACTAACAGTAGCCAGCAGCCAGATGGCGTGCCAAGTGCCGAGTAGCAAGGCTGCACCCAGCAAGCCAGACCAAAATGCAACGCGTAATTCGTGGGCGCGAATTGCTTGGCTGACCAGCACCTGAACGTCTTCTTTGCTCACCGTCCCTTTGCCTTTGCGACAGCGTGGCTCCAGGTTGCGACCGGAAGAGTCATGGTCAGCAGGAATCGGCTACTACAGCTTAGGCAGCATGGCTCAACGCTTTTCGTAACTATCGACACAAATTGACACGAATCAACGCTGACTTTGCGTTTACATGAGTCGATTGGAAGCGATAAAGTCTGGGAATGATTGAGTCAGCTCTCCTGAAAAACTGAGCAGAATACAACGCCTTGCTTGTACAAAGGAAGAATTTTATTGATAAGGTCAGAATTTCTACAACGAACGCATCCCCAGGTTGGCACAAGCTTTTGATTAGGCGCCCATGCGCCAGGCCAGCCAAGCGCCGAGCCGCCTCCGTGGATTCCTATGCCTGCTCGTCCATTGCGAGCTTCCTGATTCTCTAGTTCAATCAAATCGTAAAAAGCCCAGCCATAAGCCAAAAGCGTACGATCATACATGCCTTTGCTGCCATAAAGAGCATAATCGTTGTACAGCTTTCCAAGCCTATAGAGACCGGGAGGACAGTCAGATTTTTGCATTTTCCATTCAAAATCACTGTATTGACCACGTGCTAAACAGGGTACCTCCCATAGAAGCTTCCCTTCAAAAGAGAATGCCTTCATGGTTTCTGCGATGTCATTGACAATTAAATGGCTGTCGCCTTTTTTGAAGCCAAAATCTTGTGGGCGTTTCTTAGGGCCGATCATTAGACGAAGCAGCGAGATGCTCTAATGAAATACGCTTCGCGATCCGCTAGGCCATTGGCGGGGTCGCGGCCGTTAACCCTTGAGCTGATCTGCCGGCAACTGTAACCCTGATCTACCAATGCGTTCATTCCGTTAATATACCACCAGAAGCCAGCAGATGTGAACGGGTATCGATTAGCCACGTAAGCCGAGCCGTCCATTACTCGCTGGTCTTTAATGAAGTCAGCAAATCGCTGATAATTGTAGCGGCCGGTCAGTTGAATTGCTCCGGCACCTTTGAATCGTGGTCCATCACCAGAGCGCGTATTGCCGAGATCCTTGCGGCCCTCGTAAGCGTCACCACTGGCAAGTTCAGCCATCCATTTCAGCCCACCTGACTCATGCCCCACCTGGGCCATAAAGTGCCGGATGCGGAAAGAAGTGTTGATCTGGAAGCGTTCGAGACAAGCGTTAAGGTCTGCGATCTGCGCAGAGGTGGGTTCGCGTTGAAAGACCTCCTTCGCTTGCGCCAGGCTCACCCGCTCGCGGGGCTTAGGACTGGTAGTGGCAGCCCAGACAGTTCGGCCTTCGCCGCCATCAGCCAAGAAGCCAGCCGGAAGGCGGGACTGAACCAGCTCCCAAAATGCCTGGTGATGCGGGAGCTTCAGGTCAGTGTGCTTGACGTACTCGGTGAGGCGCTGTGTCATTCGCGGCTCCAGGGCGACTTGATTTCCATTGCCCCACCTAGCAACCTGCTGTCGCCCGTCTGCAAGGTGTCATCGATAGGGTGCTCGATGATCACTGGATCGGGAGCTTTAGGTTGCGCTGCGTGCCAGGCATCCACCTGCTGATCGATGGACGCCAAGGTTTTCTGCTCATTGATGAGCGCCTTAGCCTCGGCGTCCCGTGGCTTGGTGGTGAACAGAGTCAGCGTAGGCAAGCCGATGTTCGGCTTTAACGCTTTCCCGGCTTGATTGCGTACAGAGCCTGTAGCACCAGTTGGACGATGCTGTTGGACTTCAAAGGAGAGAGCCCAATAAGCTCGGACGCTGCAGCGAGCACGATCCAGAAGGCCGGATGAGAGAGAAATTCCATGGTTATTGGTGTGGGTGTGCCTCTAGCTTAGACACCCGCTGCTCCACCTCGCCTAGGCGCTTG